AGCCCGGACATGTGCGCAGGTGGACAGGGATTGGCGCCCACCCCGCCCGGCGAGCGCCAACCCCATTCACGGTACGAGACCCGCCGCCGCTTCGTGACCGAACGGTCTGATTGTTGCCGGGTTCACCCCTGCTTGGCGCAGGTCACACGTCGCCGGAGGCAAGCCATGGGCGCGGATCCAGAGCGGCTTTCCCCGTGGTCAACCGAGGCGCGTCGGCACGGCGCTGGGTCAGCCGCCCCGGACGGGACCGCGTCTCCCACCGGTGTGGAACCGGCAGCACAGAATGCCGCCATCTGGACGCCGGGCACCTCCCGCTCCGCCTCCATGACCAGCGCACATGTCGGCACCCATCCGAGCGACCCACCTGGCTCCCCGCGCACTCTGTGCCGCGCCGGCGCGGCGCACCATCTCCGGCGGGGTCTCCGGCCATGGCAGGCCGGCCCTCAGATGCCGCACGCACACCCGGCAGTCGCAGACAAACCGCTTCTTTTCACAGGAAAACCCCAGAACCATGCGGTTCCGGGGTTCCCTTCGTGGAGATGAGGGGAATACCCTATTTCCGCAGGTTAACGTCGATTCTACGGAACCAGTTCCTTGATCGTTCCTGAAACACGGTCGCCGCTCAACGTGAGAGGCCCGCCTCGGAGAGCCATCCGGGCGGGCATGGCGACCTGACCCCAGGAGAGTCAAGCGCCATGGAACACACTACAGCCTCCGCCTCGACCGTCGACATCTTCCACGCCGCTGCGCACTCGGTCTCCGAACTGGCACCAGCATGGCCGTCCGAACGCTCGCCCTGGCAATGGGGCGCCGACCAGATCGGCAAGGCATGCGATGCGGACAGGGCCGCCCTTACCGGGAGCATGGACCGGACAGTGAGCCTCCGCCACCTACTCCGGTACACGCCTGCCCTCGGTTCCAGCGATTCCCCTGAATCTGGCGTGGGGGCCGCTCTCCGGTTCCTTCGTGTGTCGGCGGGGATCACGGTTGACGAGGCCGCGAGGGAATCGGGCGTGAGCTCGTCGCACTTGTCCCGCGTCGAGGCGGGATCCGCGACCGCTACGGCCCCTTGGATCGGACTCGTCACAACCGCCCTGGCGCGGTGCCTCCGGGGGGTGAAGTGATGACGACTCTGTCCCTGCACCGGGAGTCAAGATACGGAACACCGGCTATGGCCACAGCGACCCTGGTTCCAGACAATCAGGGCGGACACGTGAAGCTCTCCCTCACGCTACACGGCGTGAAGACGAGATACGGACGGCCGACTGGCGGCACGACGCCGGAGACTTTCTCTGTGCTGCTCACGTCGGGTGAGGCGCGGGCTCTGGCCTCCATGCTGGGAGGTGCCGCACGCACGGTGTACGGCTCGGCGGTCCGACCTGGGCCGAGTGACGATTTCCCGCCCCACGTCCTGCCCGTGGTGCGGGACTTCCAGACGAACAGGCCGGATGGCGCTCGGCGTCCTGGACCGGTTGGGATACCACGATGAAAGGCATCGTTCATGTGGACCTGCCCAGGACTATCGCGGCGGCCTCGTACTCGATACCGGCCATTGTGAATGCTGGCGTCGACTTGATCATCGGCACGAGTACGAACCGTGCGGACGATCCGGCTCTGATGAACGAGGACGAGAGGTGGCGGGTCGTGGGAATCGTCCGGCGGTCGAACGAGGGAACGAGCGCCATCTTGAACGAGGGCGGGTCTATGCGCGATCTCGTCTGTCTTTGCTTGGGTGCCGCACAGATCCTGCATGAGGGTTTCCGGAATGGTGCCGAGATCGAGGATCGGCTGACGGGCGCCGTTTGGTGGATGCGGTTGGTGGTGGTGCCGTGGGCTGAGGACCTGTTCGGAGAGCCGTAGGCCCGGGGGCGTGTGCCCCTCCGGCAAGAACTGAACTGATAGATAGGAAGAAAGCATGAGTTCGATGTTTGGGTCGGCACCAGTCGTGCCGGCGGAACAGTTCGAGCCCGGGGACTGGGCGCGCGTGGAGCTCCGCCTGGACCCCGCGGCTCCGCGGGAGTGGCGGCGGGTGCTGAACCTGTCAGTGGAGCTGCCGGGCGGGGAGCCTGTGGAGTGCCTGTCCTTGTCAGCCACGGATAGGAACCCGACTCCGCGCCTGGCGATCCTGGACGCCGAGGACCTGACTCCGGCCGAGATCCGCGCCGTGGCCGCGGCTCTGACGCGTGTTGCCGAGGTCCTGGACTCGGCTGCCCTGGAGGCGGTCGTGTCGGTGTGACGCCTCCTGCGGGCCCGTGAGAGCCGAGCAACGCTCACGGGCCCCAACCCCTCCGGACCAGATTGCACAGGACCTCCAGACGCCCCGCACGGGACCAACTGGCGGCCCTGTAGGACCTGATCCGTCCTCCCCGTTCCTGACCCTCCCGGGGAATATCAGAGGGCCGCGGCTGATACCGACCAAACCCGCATGCCGCTACGGGGATCGACCATTCGCGACGAGTCGACCAGGGACACACTCCAGCGCCTGCCCAAACGGCAGGTGCCCCGAGGCGTGCCCGGAATGCCGCAGACGGTCGGCGGGGGCGGCGGGCGCTTTGGGGATGGGGACGCTCCGAGAGAGACAGGCCCCGAAGGGGCTCCATGTGAAGATGGGTAGACTCCCCACAATCCGAGGACCCCCTCTCCGCGACGCCACGAAGGCCCTGACCAGGGCGTCGACGTCCGAGTCGTCGACATCAACGGAGAACCGTGGGCCGTGCTGAACGACCTGTGCAGGATCCTCAACATCGCGAACCCGCGCGACGTCGCCGCACGCCTCGATCCCCTGACCCTCAGTCAGACTGAGGTTCAGAACGCGCGTGGCCAGATGCGGTTGACCGTCATCGTGTCCGAGTCGGGCATGCACGAGGTCATCATTCGCAGCGACTCGCCGAAGGCGCCCGCAGGACCGAACGGATGGGGACACGAAGTGGGGTAAGCGCGTCCTACGATCAAGACCATGATCCATCGCATCGCCGCGGCCCTAGTCATCCCTCTCCTTGCCCTCACGCTCACAGCCTGCAGCGGAAACGACTCCAACGCGTCAACCGAGGCGGTATCCACTCCCGTCGAGACCGTACAAGCGCCCGAAGCGACGCCTGAGAGCACGGAGGCAACTCCTGAGCAGCTCGCCTCCATCGTTGCCGGGTACGAGACTGACTGGCGAGACACCATCGAAGGCGCCGGCGACTGCCGACTCACCTGGACCGTTGGGGATGCTACCGACCCAACTACCAATATGGAGGGCATGGCTTGTTTCCTCAATGAGCAAACGCTCACGATGACAGCGGAAACCGCTGGCAAGGATCTCCGCGCGCTTACTCCTCCGTCATCGATGCAGACTCTCTACGATGACACGCTCACAGCCTTGGATGGGATTAAGTCGGTCCCGCTCGAGGACGATTGCGGAACTGACTCGTGGCCGTCGAGCGACGAGACGTGTAGTACGACCTTGGGCGAGTTGTTCACTGGTATGCGCTCGCTCGAGACTGTTCTCGACCAGTGGGGGCCGTACCTCTGATCTCGCCTGTCCCGCAATTGGTGCCGCCGTCAAGAGTGCGGGAATGACTCGGGAACCAGTGCGGGAGTCCCGAGTGCTTTCCGGCTCGGTTTCCGTTCGTCTCGCGACTCGTCTACCAAGTCGGTTACTGACTGCACGGTTTTTCACCATGGTCCGACGCGGCGTGCTGTGCCCGTGTGGCGAGTTGGTCGAAGATGGCGGCCGCTTGGGCGATGGTGTCGCGGCGGGCGAGTTCCTCCAGGTGGAAGTCGAGGCCGGTGTGCTTGTCGAGCTGCGCCATGGCGCGGATCAGGGCTTGGGCGGCTTGGGGGTCGCCTTCCTGGGCGCGTGGCCACAGGCCACGGATGACGGCCATAGTGCGGTCGAGCTGTTCGCGGCGGTACCTGTCGGCGGCGGGGATGGTGATCTGGTCGAGGGCGCGCTCGACGGCGCGTTGGGCGCCGCTGCGTGTCTTGTAGCCTGCCTGGTCGGCGATCTCCTGGTAGGTGAGTCCTTGGCGGCGTAGTTCGAGGGCTTGGGCTTGCCGTTGGGCGGCCGTGAGGGCTATCCGGATGTCCTTGTGGTGGCGAGCCATGGCGTGGCGCTCCGTTCGTGTGGTGCCCGTTGGGGCCCGCCCGCGGGTGTGCTGAGCGGGCCCCAAGGGGCGGCGGTGCTGGTGGTCAGGCGGCTGTGTTTCCGCCTTCGTCCGCGCTTTGCGCGATGGGGGCTGTCGCCATTTTCACGGCGATTGCCTGTTCCAGGGAGGACAGTCCGTCGTGTCCGGTCATGGCGGTCATGACGCCTCGGACCGCTTGGTAGAGGCCGCTGTCGATGGCGGCGACGGAGGCGAGGTCGTCCGGCTGAATGTAGGCGCCCTGCCCCGCTGTGAGCGCGGCCCAGATGCTGCGCATTGTGATTTCCGCTCGGGCGTCGTTGACGGGCTGGGTGTCGATGCCGAACCTGGGGGCTTCGGCGAGAATGGCACGGTCGAGGGCGGTTTCAGCATCCGTGGGGGTCGGCTGGCCGGCGAGAGCCTGTCCGATAGTGTCTTCGGCGCTCGGGTTGGCCTTGTGGTGGGCAGCGAGGATGTTCGGCCCGTAGATGGCGAGAGCGCCGAGGTCGTGGATCGTGTGGGCCTTGCGTGCGAGCATTTGGATGGGAGTTCCGGTGTCGACGAGGGGGCGCATGGCGTCCCATGCGAGGGTCACGCGGGCGGGGTCGGCGGCGAGCTGGTCGGTGATGTGCTGGCGGACCGTCTGAAGGTTTGCGGCGGCTTTGTGGGGGTCGATGTCGTCCCGGTTGGATGCGGCGGCCTGACGGAGCTTGTCGAGGCTGTCACGCCGGTACTGGTCGCGGTACTTGTCGGCGTATTGACTCCAGTTCGCTTCGTCGTTGTGGTAGTGGGTATGCCAATCCTGCGCGTAATTGTTCAACATGGAAATGTGTGTGGTAATGGTTCGCATGGTCGGGTGGTTCCTTTCGTGTGTGGTCACTTTGTGGCTTCGGCGGCTGCGCGGGCTGCGTCACCGAGAGATGCGTCAAGGGTCGCGAGGGTCTCGAGAACGTTGTCTGAAGGTGGCGTGAACTCTGCGAGCGATTCCCAGAGGTCAGCCATCGGGGAGTGCAGTTCCGGGGCGCCGTCCGAGGTGCGGAGGATCTCGCGGTATCGTCGAGCGTTGCGCCGTGCGACATTCTGAGCGCTCCTGGTGGCTTGTCGGCCCCAGGGGCTGGTGTCGCTGCGGTCGTGGGCATTCTCCGCATACACGCCAAGCTGGTTGACGGCCTGGGCGACCTCGTAGTGGAAGGTCGTGGTGTTCATTTGGTGTCCTTTCTGGGGACCTTGTGTGTGGGGGTCAGAGGTTGTGAGGATGGGCCGTACCGCCACGAGGGCGCCGCCCGGAGGGCGGAGGCGTGGCCCGTTGGTCGAGGACGAGGCGGGCGGCTTGCGCGACCTCCGGCGACATCCTGTTGAGGCGGGTCTCGTCGTCCGGGGAGAACGTGCCGCGGCCAGCGAGCGCGTTCCACAGGGCGGCGAGTGGGTCGTGCCAGTCCACGGCGACGGTGGCCTCGTCGAGGCGGGTCGTGTCGACGTGTAGGCGGGTCGCTTGTTCAAGAATCCAGTACTCGAGTTCGTCTGCCTGTGAGCCGTCGTCCCCGTCGTCGGTGAGCCACTGGGGCCCGTAGGTGGCGAGGGCGGCCAGTTCTGCGGGTGTGGCGGTGGTGGGCATGGTCATGATGTCGTCGCCCTGGTCGAGGCGGCGCTGAATGCGGGTCCATGCGGCGCCCACCTGTCGGGCTGGCTGGTCACGGATCTGGTCGAGGATTCGGCGTTCCTCGCGGGTGCATTGTTCGAGGGCGCCACGGAGGGCGGCGCGGTGAAACTGTGCGCGCTGCGTGGTGCCGTGGTCGCCGGGTGTGATTTCTTGAGCGAGTGCTCGGATTTCGCCCGTAGCCATGGTTGCGATGTCCATAGGAGAATTCCTCTCGATTGGAGTGGTCATGCTTTGAGTCCGGTCATTCGGGCCTCAAAACCGAAGCGGGCCATAAACTGTTCAACTGACCGAATGCCGTCCAGGTCGCGAGCGTTGATGGTGAACGTGTTGTAGTTGATGACAGTAGGAAGCGTTCCAGTACTCAAAGGTGCTGTGCCGGCTTCGCCGTCTGCGTAGCCGCGCATCGAGCGGAGCTGCTGGTCAGAGATGAACACGCCCTCGAGCTCGTCCGCGATCTGGCCCATGACTAGGTTGCTGCGCGCCCGCTTGGACCGGGCGAGCGGCACATACCCCTCACCCCCGGTCTCCTGTTCGGCCCAGAGCCGGTAGGCGCCGGCGGGAGCGATCTGAGCGACATGGTTCTCCCGCACCCCGCCGTTGGCGTAGAAGTCGAGGACCGAGCCGTTGGCGTTGCCGAGGAGCGCGGATGCCGCGCCCCGCACGCTGGATACGCCGGTCACGACGCCGCGAATATGGAACACGGCATCGGTCTCCTCGATGTGCCGCTTGGCCGCGTCGGCAACCGCGCTCGCGAAGTCCTGGCCGTAGATCTTCATCGTGCCAGACGTGCCGTTCGCGACTCGCTGGGCCTCCCTGATCCGTTCCTGGCTGGGCTGGTTGTTCCCGTCGATCGTGATGGTGCCTGTGGACGTGTCGACCACGCCGAGGCTCAATAGGAGTTGCGCGATCGCCGGACTGTCGTCGGCGTTGATCGAGTACGTGCCTTCGCTGGTCTCGACTAGGCCCAGGGACTCCGCGAGTTGCGCCATGGCTGGGTTGTCGTCGGCGAGGATCGTGATCGTCCCGTCGTGCGGCTTCGACACCTCCGCCAGGAGGTCATCGAGGTCCTGCTTCGCGGCCTCGTCGTCCACAGTCATGTCGATGACCGTGGCCTTGTAGTCGGGGATCAGGCCGATGGCCTCACCCAACTGGCGAGCTTGATCCTCGTTCAGTCCGGCGGCTTCGAGCTGCTGGTAGAACGCGCCAGTGAGCTCGTCGGCCTTCGCGGTAACCTCGGACTGGGTAGCGCCCGTATTCGCGTAGGCGTTCATCTGATTGTTGATGCCGTCGACGGCGTCCATTGCTGATTCGACGAGTCCCCGGTTACTGTCGGCCATGAGGTCGACGTTGCCGGCACTGTCGAGGGCGACCTGCTGGCCTACGGCGGCCATGTCTTCGATGGTGGTCTTGAGATCAGCCATCGAGTCCTTGGTCTGGTACTGGGCGGCGACGAGATCGCCGTTCGCGGCGGCCTGGGCTTTCTGGGCGTCCGAGAGGGCGTCGAGCGCATCCTTCTGCCGCTGGAGAGCACCGGTAGCTGTATCTGCCGCATCCGCGCTGTTCTGCCATGCCTCCTGCGACTCTTGGAGGTAGCCGGACTGGTCTTTCACGACCGCGTTGACGTCGTCAGCTTCCCTCGTGTAGCTGGACAGCGTGGACAGAACGCTCCCGTTGGCCTTCGCGTACCACTCGGCGGTCACCCTGTTCACGCGCTCTTGTGCTCCCGCGTTCCCCAGGATCGCTTCCGTCAGGTCGCTGGCTTCTCCACCCATCTTCTTGTACTTGGCGATGGTGTCATCCTTCTGGAGAGCGGCGACAACGCCGGCGCGCGTCGTGTCCGTGATGGCGCCCGTCTGCTCGTTCAAGCTGTCCACGTAGGAGTCGACCTGGGCTTTGGCTTCGGCTTGCTGTTGGGCGTAGATGGCGATGATGCCGGTGAGGACGGTGAGTCCGGCGCCGACGAGGCCAGCGGGGCTGAGGATCCCGGACAGGGCGCCACCCACACCACCCACGGACTGCTTGAAGGCGTCGACGACACCGGTACGCCCGGCCTGCTCGATGAACATGCTGACGCCGGCTGCCGCGTTCTGGCCCATCCCCCACACGCTCATGAGCCCATCGCGCGCAGCCCCGAGGGGCTTGTGGAACGCGATGATAGCGGCCGCCGCGGCCAGCATGGGGGCGGGGAGCTGCGCCACCCACCCCACCAGGTCCGCCGCCGCACCCACGAGGGGCACGAGGCTCCCCGCCGTGTCCACGATCATGGGTGCGAGGGGGGACAGGCCAGCGAGGAAATCCCCAGCCCCCTCCGCCGCCCTGGTCAGGCCGGGCGCGGCCGCGTCGATCAGCTCCAGAGCGAGATCAGCGGCGCCCTGAGTGGCCTCCTCGAGTCGGGGGATTGCTGGGGCGAGTGCGTCTGTGAACGCGCCGCCGACCTCGCGGAGCTCAGGGCTGGCGAGGACGAGGGCCGTGACGCCGGCGACCAGGGGCCCAATGCCGGATGCGAGCTGTCCGACGTAGGGGATCGGCTTGAGCCCGAGAGTGACCAGGGCGGTGGTCGCCCCACTGATGAGCGGCGTGTACCTTGAGAGGGACTCGACCTGGCGGATGAGCCCGTTCATGTCGAACCCGCTGATCACCGTGTTGGCCTTCTCCAGGCCGCTGGTGATCCGGTCGAAGGTGGGGCCAGCCTTCGCGTCGACCGCGTCCATGGCGGTCGTCACGTGCTTCTGGACGCTGCGCATACTGTCGGCCACGAGGTTCGCCCAGGTGACGGCCTGCCCGCCGCCGTTCGGGTCGATGAACGGGGCCGCGATGATGGCCCCGGTGTCGCGCCACGCGGCGTGGATGCGGTCGACGGCGCCTGTCCACTGCTGCTTGATGAGGTCGGTGGCGCCACCGAACTTCGCGGTCATCCCCGCCACGAGCGCGTCGATGGCCTTGCCGGAGTCGAGGGTGCCCGCGGTGATACTGTCGCGCACTTCCTGGCCGCTCATGCCGAGGCTGCTGCCGATCAGCGAGGCGGCGTCGATGCCCCGCTGCCCGAGCTGCATGAGGTCCTGGCCGGTGATTTTGCCTGCGGCCTGGATCTGGGCGAGCACGAACGTGATCTCGGAGAGCTGCTGGGAGGATCCGCCGGTGGCGGCGACGGCGTTCTGGACGGCGTCGAGGGTGGGGACGACCTTCTCGGCGGCCATACCGAAGGCGAGGAGCTGCTGCTGGCCTTCGATGAACACGTCCTTGCCGAACGGGCTCCTGGAGGTGAGCTCGTTGAGCTTCTCCATCTGCTCGTTGACCGCGGTCTGGCTGCCCAGGATGGTTGTGAGGGCGGCGCGACTGTTCTGCTGGAGGACGTTGTAGTTCGCGCCGGTCTTGACGAGGCTGGTCGCCATGGTCGCCATGGTCGCGGCCAGGCCTACGGCCGTGGTGAGGCTTGTGGCGATGGCTTGCCCGCCGGTGCGGGCGGCCCCGGCGAGCCTGGACATGCCGCCCTGCGCTTTGTCGAGGCCCTGCGTGTACTGCTTGTCGTCGAGGGAGAGGTAGGCGACGAGTTCACCAACGTTCATGGTGGTTCCCCTTCGTGGGAGTGGTGGTGCGGGTGTGCCCGCGAGTGAAGGGGGTTGAGGAGTGGTTCATGCTGCGGTCTCCCGTTCCGGGCGCGTGTTGGCTGCGTCGTATTGGGTGCGAGTGGCTTGCTGGCCAGCGCGGTAGCGGGCTTGCCGCCATGCGTTGTAGGCCCGACGGTCGGTCTCACGCTGGGTGGGCGTCATGGTGGCGAGGCGTTCTCGGCGGGCGCGCGCGGCTGCCCTGTGGGATTCCTCGGCGGTTGTCTCCTGAGGCGTGGGGGCCGGTTTGGGAGCGCGTTGCGGGCGTATCTTCGTGGCGGTGAGACGGGACGTGCGGCGCTTTCGCTGCTGCTCTGTGAGCCCGCCGTAGACGCCTGCCTCCTGCGAGTATGCGAGGCCGTATGTCCGGCACTCGTCGAGTAGCGGGCACCGGCGGCACTGCCACGCCGCATTCTCCTGGTCAGTGGGTGCTTCGGAGATCCACAGGAGGCTGTCGACGCATGAGGCATCGTGGTCTTGGGCGTGGCGGGTGAGTTCGTCGAGCTGGCGGGCTTGGGGGGCGGGGATGGTGGTGTCTGGCGTGGCGGTCACGGTCGGTTTCCTCCCTCGGGCTGGTGTGCTGGGCACCGGCCGGCGGCGCGGTCTTCCGGGGCGAGGAGGTCGGTCCCGCACACGCGGCACCTGACACCAGCGGGGATGTCGAGAGAGGAGTCCGGGGTGTTGTGTTGTTCGAGTTGATCGGTGTTCCCCGAGTGTTCCCCGGTGTTCCCCGGGAACACTGCCGAAGTCCCGATTGAGTGTTCCCGTGTTCCCCCCTCCCTAGAGGGGGAACAGGGAACACCGGGATCGGGGGGTGCGCTCTTGGTTGGGTGTTCCCCGGGAACACTGGCCTGCCTGTAGGGTCTGATCGACGTGTGCATCGTCGAGCGATTCGGGCCAGGATTGGTCTGCACGTAGCCGTCAGAGATGAGGGTGTTGACGGCCAGGATGACGAAGTCACATTTGCCTCTGACGCTGTCGCGGAGTTCGCGCCCAGACATTGGCTGCGGGCTGACCTCCAGAACCCGGGAGACCTTCTCCATGAGGGCGGTCGGCCGGAACTCTCCGGCGGGCGTGACCGAAGACTCGGGGGCGCGTAGGGCGACCGCGACCCGGGAGCCCCTCGTCGTGACGGTGAGCTCGGCAGCCTTCTGGCGGGCGGAGTAGTGGCCGTGACGGTCCTTGGCGACGGTGAGGACAGCGCGCCCGTCCTTGCCTCGGGAGAACGCCTGCACGGCCTTCTGCATGTACTGCGCGCCGTTGATGGCCGCCCGCTTCCTCTGGCTCCCGATGGGCCACAACCCGTCCTCGTTGGCCTTGGTGACATGGTCGAGGAGGACCACGGCCGGCCCCATGTCCGCGATGAACCGGGGAATGAACTGGAACCACGCGGCCACCTGCTCGTCCGCGTTCGGGTCTGCCCCCTGCAAGCTGAGGGCCTCCCCCGTCGAATCGATAACAACGAGAGTCACGCCATAGTGGTGGACGAGGCTGCTCACAGCGTCACGCGCCACCTGGTCGAATCTGTCGTGTGGGCGCGCATAGTGGAACCGGGCGGTGATCGCTTCCGGCGCCGCGCCCATGTCGAGGAGTCGGCCGGCGATCCCTGCAGGCGTGTCCTCAAGGTCGAAGTAGGCGACGTGCCGCCCGGCAGTGATCTCCTCGGCGCACGGGACCAACGCGGTCCAGGTCTTCCCGCACCCGGAGTCTCCGGCGATACCGTTGACGCATCCGGGGTAGAACAGTGCGGTCCCGCCGTCGACGGTGCCGACTGTGGGGGTGGGCGTGGTGAGCGTGCCGTCTACGAGGCCCTGGACGATGTCGTGGAGGGGGATTTCCTGCCATGAGGTGGCGGGCGGTGTTTCTTCCCCGTGTGGTGCTTGTTGAGCGTCGTGTATGGCCGTTGGGCGGGTGTTCGCTGCGGTGTGGGCGGGGATGTCGATGACGGGGTCTGGAGCGCCGTATCCGCGTGCTCTGAGGGCTGTCGCGGCTGCTCGGTAGTCGCCGTCATAGTCGAGGACGGAGAGTGCTCCCAGCTTCGTGTAGGGCGTGTTTGCGTCGAACTTGGTGGAGGTGGAGAACACGAACAAGCGGTCTCCGTCTTGAGCGTGGCCCGTGGTGGCACTGGTCCCTTCGCGGGGGTCTTTGCCGGGTCGGGTCCAGTACCGAGTGCCGTCGGTGTCGGTGTGGTGGAGGGTCCATCCGTGGGGAGTGAGTATCTCTGTCCAGTCGGTGTCGGCGGCCCATTGGTCTCCGGGTCGGTCGCCTCGAGGTCCGGCTGTGGGGGCAGTGGGCAGGGGTGTGGGTGTGGGGGTTTGGTCGAGGGTGGCGAACAGGTCGAGGAGTGCAGTTGTTTCGTTTCTGGTAAGAGTGGGGACTGCGGTGGGGCCGCCGTGGATGAGCGTCCAGGGCTGCCCCGAGGGGTGGTGTGTGCCGCCGGTGGGGGCGATAACGGTTTGGCCGCCTTCCCCGCGGGTCTCGGCGAGGACAACTCCGGCCGGGTCGCGGGCGAGCTTCTGGTTCCCGTCGGGCGTGGTTTCGGTGCGTAAGAACCAGTGAACGCCGCCGGAGGGGCTGCGTTCGACCCATCCGGTGTTGAGGCGGTTCCATAAGTTGCCCATGCTGCTGTCGGCAGCCATTTCGCGTAGTTCGTCGATGCGGTCGGCGGCGCGGCCTTCGACCTCGATCATGAGGAGGTTCCCGGAGACGCTGCCGGAGGCGACGCCGAGCCCCCAATCAGAGTGGTCCGTGAACCATCGGGTGGTGGTGTCTCGGTCGGCCGAATGTTCGGTGAGCTGTTTCCAGGGGATGGCGGGGGCTTTGCTGGCGGCGCGGATCGGGACCGGGCTCATGCCGGCGTCGAGGAGTTGTAGGGCTGTGGTGAGGATGTCAGGCATGGGTGTCCACCTGCTCCCCGAACTCCAAGACGGCGCACGCCTGGCACAGTCCGGCGGTGAGGGTGAAGCCGGGGGCGGCCTCGTAGGCGAACGTGACGAACGTGCGGCCCTTGGGCTGGTGGCGGCGGCACCTGTCGCAGGTGCGGTCCTCACGGCTGCCAGGCTTGGCGGGGTGGAGTGGGGTGAGGACGTGGGGTGTCCGAAGCCGGTGGGGATTCCTGCGGCTTGGATGCGGGTGAGACGTGTTCCTGCTTCGGTGAGGAGCCACAGGGTGGGTTCGTGGGCGTCGTTGTGACAGGAGTGATTGGTATTCTGGGGGTGGTTCGGGCGGTTCTGAACTGTTCGCCGCGCTCCGGTTGCCTGACTGGGGCGCGGTTCCATGTGTGGGGTAGTCACGCGGCCGCCTCACCTGCCCGGAGGTCGGCGGCGTTGGTGACGGGGCGCATAGCGCGTTCGAGGTCCGCGCGGCGGATGCGGATCATGCGGGCCCCGCCGGGGCGGTAGGCGCGGAGTTCGCCGCGCGCGATCATGCTGCGCACGGCTTTGGGCTGGCACTGCAACAAGTCGGCGACTTGAGCGACGGTGAGCACTGTTCGAGAGTCGATGTGCTCGGTTGTCGAGGACATAAGGAAACCCCTCAAGGCAAAGTGGTATCACTTGCCTTTAGGGGCGGGGTGGAACTGCCTCCATCTCGTCGGCCGCTCGAGCCACGTGCTGGGGGTGTTGTCCTCGGCGGTGACGGGTGAGCGCCTCCGCGTAGCTTTAAGCCTACCCCAGTTTCTCCCGAAGGGAGCCCAGGTCGAACTCGGAGATTCGCAGCGACCTGAGATTGTCAAGAACAGGCACAAGCCGCTCAGCGCGAACGGAATACGAGTTGGAACACACTGGGCACAGCAAGTTGAACGTTCGACGGACCAGAGGAATACTCGGGAGCTGCTTCCCTTCGTCGGTGAACTCGGAAGGAGTCGCGTCGTAGTACTCACCACGTGTGTGGATCTCGCGATCGTTGACAGCATGAGATATCTGAGTGACACCGTCATCGACTATCGGCTGGTCAATCATCTCCAACTCAACAAGCGACATCGCCTTGAGTGCCTCCTTGAGTGTTGTCACCTTGGTCGGCAAGCGGTCCAGGAATGGGGAAATGTCGAGCGGGGGGTGCCCTTCGTCGTCGCGTTTGACGCCGACGCTCCAGTCTCCGGGCCGCTCGTCGTCATCGGTGACAGCGTAGAAGACCGCGACGATCCCTGGGTCGTGCCACGTAGCCTCGGGACGGTTGGTGCTAATGGGAAGGCCCTTGCAGGTGATCCCGATGATCCACTGGGGTGTGGTCGGGACAGATTGTCTGTTGCCGGGATCTTGGGGGTCGATCATGTGTTCTCTCCTCGGATGATCGTGTTCATACGGTCGGTGACCTCCCGGTCCCGGGCGGGGTCATCCCTCTGGTAGCGCATGGCCACACCCACGTCCCTATGCCCGCCTCGAGCCATGAGATCCGCAGTCGTGGCGCCGGCGCGCGCGTAGAGGGTGAGGCCCACGGCCCTCAGATCGTGCAGTCGGAGGCCGTCCGCGATCCCCCTCCGGGCGCGGTCCCACGCGACATCCAGGGTGTTCGGGGAGGCCGGGTGCTCCGGGGTGCGGGAGGACGGGAACACGGGCGCCTCCGGGGAGGGCCCGGTGAAGCGGTCGAGGTGGTCGACGACAGCGGGAACCATCGCGGCCGGGAGGGCGACCGTGCGGGCGCTACCGGCCTTGGGCGGCCCGTAGTCGGCGGGCGTGGCCTTGGCGAGCCACTGGCGCTCGATGTGCACGCTCGCGTGCTTAGGGTCGTCCAGGCGGGTGAAGTCACGGCGCTGCAACCCGAGGATCTCACCCTTGCGCATGTCGCACCAGGTGGCCATTGGGATGACGAGGGCGAGCCGTTCGGGCATGGCGGCGGTGAGCTCGACGACCTGGGCGGGCGTGATCATCTGGAACCTGCCGGGCGTGTCGGATCTCTGGTGGGCACCGACCTCTTCACGGAATGGGGACACGGCGAGGCCCCCGGCGCCCTGCTTGACGGCGGCGTTGAACATGGCGCGCATGGCGAGCCCGGCGTTCCTGCGTGCTGACGGGTGGTCGATACCGGCGAGGATGGCGGCGACCTGGTCGGGTGTGACGTCGACGAGGGCGATGTCTCCGAGGGTGTCGAGGACGTGGGCGGTGAGGGAGGAGCGGCGGGTGCGCACGGTCGAGTCCGTGGGGGGCTTGCCGCGGTTGCGACCAGATTGGGCGGGGAGGGTGAGCCATTGCTCGACCCATTCGCGGACGGTGAGCTTCTGCGCCTGGCCGTCTCTCTCGGCCTGGCGGGCCCGGCGGCGGGTCTCTGTCGGGGGGACGAAGGTGCCGACGGCGCACTGACTCCTGGCGATGTCGCGGGCACCTCGGGCGTCCGCGAGAGTGTCGTAGGTGCCGATGAAGTACTGGTGCCCGTTGTAGGTGATGCGAACCCGGTAGCCTCCGCGCCACGCGGAGATCCCGCGCTCGATGGTGCGCTTCTTCCTGCGCTTGCCTGTACTCGCCATGGTGTGGGCTCCCTCTGCGACACGCCGGTAGGAACTCCTCTTGACGACGTTCCCACCCAGTTCCTAATATAGAGGGTACTAGGGACCTTTCCGGGTTGCTAGTAGGCACGCCCAAGGGATCGAGAATCCGCAGGATTTCAACGAAAACCCCGGAACATCAACGATGTCCCGGGGTACCTCGTGGAGATGGGGGGAATCGAAAGGTCCCCCGTCCTGATCTGCACTGAAGAACGCGCGTTCGATTTTCGTGCACTCTCCGTGCGATAGGGTTCGTCTGGGTCGGTCGTCGGACTTGTGTCACAGGGACGTGCGGTCCTTGCCATAGAGACTAGACCGCGCCAGGCGTACCAGGGCGGGCGCGAATGAGACGCACACACCTTCTCGGAACCACTTGTAGGAGGTCAGCCGGCTCACGCGCCGTCTTCCCGCTCGCGCAACGCGCGGATAAGGGCGGTCCGCTCGGCGGGCTCCAGGCTGTCCAAGCGCGTCTGGAGGGTCTCCTCGTCCACCCACAGCTCCTCCGCCGCCTCGTCGATACTGCGCGCCCACACGGCGGCCCGCACCAGGTCCTCGATCGGGATGAGGCGTCGGGCAGCCTCAATGCGAACGGCGCGCTCGATGGCGGGTGGCTGCTCACCCAGGTGCCCCCACTCCAGATGCACAAGCTCGTGCGTCAGTGTGCAGCGGCGCTCCGCCTGCAGTTGGTCCCGAGCGATCCATACCTTCCGGGCCCCATCCGTCGCCCCGAGCACACCCTCAGGCAGCTGATCGGTCCACTGGACGAGGACATCATCGCGCTCGCGGAGCACTCTCCACGGATGCCACTTCGCAGTCACATCGAACGAATGTACGACCGACCACTCAGCGCTCGCGGGAACTTGACGTGCTCGGACTGATCGGCGAGCCGTCAGTACCGTATCTTTCGCGTGCTTCAACCCTCTCCGTCATCACCAAAGTCGTCGCCGAAAAGTGGAGGCGGCGGCTCGTGGTGGATCACGTCGAGGACTTCGAGGACTGTGTAGCGACGGTGAGGTCGACCGCCGACAGTGGGCGCTGGCACCTCGGTGCGCAGTGACACGCGAAGCTGATCGCCGCGGCGGAATGATTCGGAGCTTGAAGCGACTTCGTCGAGAAATCGATCGTCTCGGACATCCGCGTTGAAGGCCGAGGCGAGTCGGCCGTCGGGTGTCTCGGGTCGGGAGAACCGCCAGGACCCGTCATCGAAGGAGACGCGCTCGACGTTGAGCCGCACGTCGGGCTCATCGATAACCTGACCGACTTCGTTTTCGACAGGGTCGAAGAAGTATCGGTCGGACGCTGTGAGCGTCTCGACAGGGTCAGATTCGTCTCCGAGGGTCACACTGTCGACGCCGGGGCGGGTCGTAGGGTCGACGAACTGGCGGACTCCGTCGCGGAAGAAGTTGTTGGTCGTGATGTTGACGATTGTCGTCGGTGCCGTGTGAGTCTCGTCATCCTGGAGCGTGATGGTGGATGTGCCATCGCCGTTCTCCTTGACGTTCTTCACTGCGCGTCCGCGCATCAACTTGCCGAGGGCGAGGGCGCCACCGACAAGACCTCCGACGACAGCGATACCATCGGCGGCCATACCGAGCCCTGTCGATAACGCCTGCCCGCCGGACCCGTTGAGCCAGTCCATCAATGCCTGCACGAGCGAGATGTCGACGGTAATGGCCAAGTGCGTGACGAACGATCCCTTCTCCGTCCGGACGATCCGGACGTCGGGGATGCGAGCATTCGGATCGGCGACCCGGATCGCAGTACGAACCATGTCGGCATAGCCGACAAGGGCCTTACCGTAGTCAGCAAGGTCCATCGTGCCGTCGTCCACGGACTCCCCGTGGTACGCGAACGACACGTCCTCATTGACTGTCCGCTTCACCATGTGCTCATCATCCCAGAGAGCATCTGCACTTTCTGCGTAGCCGGGCCCCATGATCGACAATGGCCATCCTTTCGACCAAACTTTACTAGACACGTCCAATCATCGGAGGCAGTCAAGAACACCGCAGACGGTCGAAACGGGACTTCCTATGACGCTCCTCATGCGCTCGCGGCCTGCGTTGGCGACGCCTCTCACTGACGGAGGCGGCGTGCGCCCGCGCTCAGGACTGTCACGCGTACCGTCTGGCTGCTTCGCGGATCTGGTCGGCGTACTTGTAGATGTCCTCGATGCTGTCGAGATCATGCCGGGTGACGTTCTTGTCCTCGTCGAGGAGCCCGAGCCACTTGGTGGACTTGGCGTTGAAGTAGCAGCGGGCGATGGGGCGCCTGTTGTTGTCGTCGGCGAGGACCGCGAAGTACGACTTGGCGTCGCGGTAGGTGATCCGGTCTGGCGGGAGTTCGGCGCAGGCGATGGCCTTGATGATCCGGAAGGCGAACAGTTCGTCGGCGGTCGTCTCGATGCCGTCGTCGCCCGTGGCGACTTCGGCGTCCGCGTCGGGGTCGGCTGTGGGGTCGGGGGTATCAGGGACGGCCGGGATCGCGGGGGCTTCCCCGCTTCCCAGGGCGGTCTTGAGGCGGTCGTTGACGCGGTCGTTGAGGAACTGGCGCAGAGCCTTGTCGACAAGGCCCGCGAACTTCTCCTGGACACCCTGAGTGAACCGGCCCTCATAGACGCGCTGCGTCAAGAGCTTGACGAATTCGGGGGTCGGTTCCTTGAACTCGGCGGCAACCTCCCGCTTGATGGCTCCGACGTACTTCAGCTCCTCCGCGGCGGTGACGATCGAGTCGAGGTCGAACGTGTCCTTGGTGAGCTTCTTGAGCTCCGGCAGGAGGGTCGGGTCGATGTCTGCCAGGTCGAGGACCAGGAAGGGCTTCGAGTCCATCTTGTTCGGCGCGTCGAGGTCTGTGTAGAAGTTGTAGACCCGGCCGTTGGTCAGGATCGCGACCCGCGCTGAGGTCACCGCGAAGTACCGGTACAGCTGTGAGGCGTGCTCGAGGGTGAGCTCCCCGGAGATCTTCTTGCACTCGATGAGGATCTGGACCTCGCCGTCCTTCGCGATGGCGTAGTCGATCTTCTCGCCCTTCTTCACGCCGACGTCGGCGATGAACTCGGGAATGACCTCGCGCGGGTCGAAGACGTCGTAGCCGAGAACCGTCGAGATGAACGGCATGATGAATGCGTTCTTCGTGGCCTCCTCGGTCTGGATCGACTCCCACTGCTGGGAGACCTTGTCAGAGAGAAGCGTCAACGCGTCACTGAAGTCCATCCTGGTTCCGTTCGCTGTTCACCGCGCACAACTAGCCGCGAGCTGATGTGAGTTACCTCAATCATCGTCACGGAGGCGACGCCGGGTGAGCATTTGACCACCACGTGAGCTACGCAACTTCCACAACACCTACTCCTGCGGCTCCTCGCCGGCATCCATGCCCACCCCGCTGTGAGCGTCCTGCCTCTCTGCCGCTGCTCAGGTCGCTTCGGGCTCGTCGTCCCAGTCCCAGTCGGGTCCGGGGATGACGCCGGCGTCGGTGGTGGCCTCTGGCCCCAGTGCCTCGAGCCATTCGGGAGAGACTTCGGCTGCGCCCTGGCAGTAGAGGCTGACCTCGGCCTTGAGTGTTGTGCCGTCGACGTCGGCGCGGACGACGGGGAGCTTGCCGCGGGCCTCGATGTATTTGACCAGGGGAAGCAGGTTCTTTGTCTGCGTGTCGCTGAGGATACCGACGCGGTGCCCGTCGATCTCGACCTGGACGGACTCCACGGCGGAGCGGGGCCGGATCTCGGTGATGGATCGCAGCACGGCAGTAACGTGGTTCGTGTGCCCAGGGCAGACGATCTTGGCGAGCACGTCCATGTGCTCGTCCTCCTTCAGGATCTGGCGCTTGCGCCCGGCGGGGATGACGACGTGTGGCGACGAAGGGAGTTCGTTCGAGGGCTTGAGCTGGTCAGGCTCGGGAAGTAGGACACGCACGTTGTAGTGCTCGCCGAGTTCCGCGTTGCGTCCCCAGATGTCACCGGGGACGCGAAGGACGCGCTTTGTGCTCTTGAGTTCACGCACGATCGGTCCCCACGTGGTGGTGATCTCGTCGGGCA